CACACTGCTTGCGACATGACACATAAACAAAGACTTACCAACACCAGTGCCAGCAAGAGCAATATTGAGTGTTTTATTTGGAAGGCCACCCTTTGTAATCTTGTTAAAGAATTCAAGGTCAAAAGCGATCCTTTCTTCCTTCTTGTTGTATAAATCAAACCTTTCTGCATAGTCTTGAAGGTAATCGTGTCCTACATGATTATCAAAACTGACAGCAAGAGCTTCTGATAAGATAGAAGGAATTGCGTCAGGTTGTTTCTTTTCATCCTGACCATCAGCAATTGAAATAGATTCCATAAGTGCCATATAAATGGCACGCTCTCTACACCAGTTTTCTGTTGTATTTTCTAACCATTCCCTCTCTGCTGGTTCATCATCAAGGTAACTAATCAGTTTAGAGATTTCTTTATAGGATGTATCATTGATGTCTTTTCTTTTCTCTACCTCAATACCAAGAACTTCCTTTGATGGAATTTCATTATATTCAGATACAAAAGACATAATCTCCTCAAATACAATCTTTTGATTGAAATCTTGAAAATAATCTGCCTTAATAAAGGGAATGACTTTTCTTAAATATTCTTCATTATGTAAGAGGTTCCTGAGAACTAGAAATTCAATTTTGTCCATTAACTACCATATGAGAATTCTTCTTTTGCAATTGCATCAAGTTTTTCCATTACTTCTGGTGTGAAGTATGACTCTGGGTCTTTGTAGATTGCCTTGGCATAGACTTTCTTACCATCAATCTCATAGCGTCCTGCTACATTTTTCCAAAGACCACCAAGTTCTCCCAGTTCAAGAAGACCATAATATCTGTCTAGACCACGTTCATCATAATACAAACGCACTTCAACAGTTTTATTCTCTTTGCTCAAACGCGACTTAGCAGTCTTAGCTTTGATAATGTTGCCAACCACTTCTGTTCCATCTTTTTCCTTCTTCTTGCTGAGATAGATGATTGTAGACGCTGCATACTTGAGTCCTGAACCTCCTCCCATCTCTTTAGTTGGTACGTAAGCTCCAATGACATCGTATGTGTGATTTGTGACAATGAGCGGAACATTTGCTTGTCCTAATTTGAGTGTTAGCATTCTAAATGCTCCCTTGACCAACTGAGATTTGGTCATGTCCCTGACTTGCTTATCATCAAGGGCATCCCTAATCTCTTTCTCAGTGGAAAGCATACCCAGTGAGTCTAGCACAAACATACAGGGTTTGCGTTCATCTTCAGGTTTTTTTAGGTATAGGTCCACTGCCCTGAGTGCCTTTGATCTGAACTCCTCAATAGTTACGACATTGATAACAACCAGTCTGGTAAGGTCAATCCCTCTACTTGCGAGTAGACCCTTATTAACAGCTGCTTCAGTATCAAAATATAGGCAATACCCATCAGGATTAGAATCAAGGAAATTCTTGACGACTGCCAAACTGAAGAAAGTTTTGCCAGTGCTAGACTCCCCAGCAATGGCAGTAATCTTATTCCCAGATACACCACCAAATATAGAACCTGAAACAACTCCGTTAAAAATGTACGAACCTGTATCAACAAATTGTTCTGTGTCATCTATGTCTTTTGCGAGTTGGGTATAATCATCACCAATCTCTTTTACAATTTCTTTTAAGAAGTCCATGAATTAATCAAAAATGTAATGTGGGTTATGAGATTTAAACATTTCAACCTGTTCTTTGGTTTTAAAAAACTTAAAAAGTTTTACATTTGAATGTTCTTTAAGTTGATACTTTACTTTAATCATTACAGCACAAATCCAAATTCTTCACGAGCAATCTTCTTATAAGGTCCACCTGGGTTAGCATCACGAATGTCCTTAATTTTCTTCAGTTTTTGATACAAAGAAGTATCTCCACCAAGGCGAAGAGCACTGACAATTGTAGCAAGTTCTTTGTCGTTAATAGGTAGGTCCATTAGCCAAAAAATAGTTCCAGGTTTACAACTTTCTCAACATTCCAACCAATGGCATCAAGAATGACTTTGACAGGTTCCAAGAAGGCTTTGTCAAATTGTAGGTCATAATCAATGTACTTGTCAACACCAAGTTCCATTGGGAAGTCTGAGATGAAGGAGATAACATTCTCTCTGATTGGGTTTGCTTTCTTCAAGTAAATAAACTTGATTTTCTCCCCATTGTTGATAAGAGAATATTTGGTGTCAAGATTCTTTTCCTTGACATAGTAATTATACAGCAGAGCACCTCTACAATGAATAGGAGTCCCTTTTGCATAGATTGTAGAGTGACTTTTATGCTTATTAACATCACTCACAGTTCTAGGAAAGGCAATCTCTTCTGGAGACATCTTCTTGAACTTTGCTCTGGCATCATCAATAAAATCAATGACCTCATCTTCTGTGCCACCCATCATAAGGTTGAGAGCATCCTTAATCATCTTCCTACAGGGCGCAGGTGTAGATGACTTAACAGCCTCAATACCCATGATTTTCAATTTAGGATCTTCATACCTTACACCCTCACTGTCCCACACATTAAGGATGTATCTTTTCTTTGCTGTCCAAATGCCCCTGTCTGCAATGTTCTCCCTCTTCATTTGCATCTTCTGGGCATACGCATTTACATACGTCGCAAGCTCCTGATAACTCTCCTCAATAAATGGTTCCAACTTCTCTTGGCAGATCTGGTCAAGTATGTTAACAAGTTTAGTCTTGTTACCAGTGAGATTACCAAAAAATTTATCAACAAGAGGTCCGAAATTAATATAGATTGAGTCAGTGTCAGATGCGATGACATAATCTACATCTTGTGTTTGTAACAGATTATTTAGGTATCCATTTACACGGTTCTCAATCCACCTAATAGATGTCTGACCTGATAGGGTGATTGCTTCAGCATTTGCTAATTTATAATAGCGGAAGTATTGATTACCAATCGCACCATAGGCAGAGTTGAGAGAAATCTTTTTAGCCATCTGGATGTTGTTACATCTGGCAATTTCTTTTTCAAGTGCTTTGGTTGGTGTTTTTTCATACTCTTGTTTAGCAGCAAGCATTCTCTTTTTGAAGATGACCCTCTCTGCATACATCTTCTCCATCAGTTCAGGAAGAAATCCCTTTACATCCTTCCTATACATTGCACCATTGGCGCATACAGCATTGTCCTTGTATAACTCAAAACTTATCTCTTGTTTAAGGATTCTATCAACTGTAGCCGCTGGATGTTTTTCTGGAAGGAGGGTCTCTGGGGATATATTGTACTGCATAATAAGATGAGGGTACAAGCTATTAAGGTCAAAAGAGACCACCCAATCATACTTTCCTGGAATCGGTTCCTTGACATAGGCACCTGCAAATTTAGAATCTTTCTCTGATCTATCTTTGGGAGGAATGACAATGTGTCTCCTCTTTAAATAGTTATAAATGATTGTATCCCACATCCTTACCTGATACATCACATCAACATAGTTGACCTTTGCTGTATATGCCATAGTCAAGGCAAGTTCAATTAGTTTCATCTTGTCTTCCAAACGGTCAACAAGTTCCACGTCAATGATGTTGTAGTCTACAAACTTCTTCCAATTACCTCTATAAAAATCTTTAAAAGTATTGAACTCACTGTGATCAAGTTTCTTCTGTCCAAGTTCTACTTGAGCAATATAATCCAGTCTATATGACTCTTGTGCTTTGTAGGTGAACTTTTTGTAAAGTTCAAGATAATCAAGTGTGGTTAGTCCTGCAATGTCATAAACATTAAACTTCCTACCAGAAATGTATGCCTCATCTTGAGATACAAGACCCCATGGTGAAAGAAGTTTCATCTTCTTCTCACCCATAATTCTACTGATTCTCCCACACAGGTATGGGATATCATACAACCTCACATTCCACCCTGTAATGACATCAGGAGTGTTGTTTGACCACCAATAAAGGAATGCATTAAGCATTGCAACCTCATCCTCATGGTGATGATAGGTTACATTCTTTTGAGTAGGAGTATATTCTTTTCTACCCCAAGTGATAATCTGCTTTGTAGCATTATCCTGGATAGAGATAGTCAGCATCTCTTCAGAACAAGATTCAGGGTCAGGAAATCCTTCCTCTGCCTGAACCTCAATATCCATTGTTACCAGAGAAATCTTTGAGATATCAAATTTAATCTCTTCCTCTGGATACTTATCAGAGATATACTGATAGACATACCTTTCATTGCCATAGATGGGAAATCCATCTACACCATCATATTTCTTGTAGAACTCTCTACAATCTCTAATAGTTCCTGGTTGAATAGGTTCTACACACTCACCCTCTAGAGTCTTCCACTTAGACTCTTTCTTTGATTTAACAAAGAGAGTTGGTTGATATGCTTCCTTGTAAATTTTTCTCTGGCCATCTTCATAACCACGAACAAGAAAGTTGTTGCCAACCATCTGCACGTTTGTGTAGAACCTCATTCCTTCACCAGACTCTCGTACCTTTCAGTCAGTTTACTATTGGGGGTTGCAATAGTCAAGATTTTATCAGAATGAATCATAAAGACATTCTGTGTTGTAATTCCTACCAACCATGGAGAGAGGGTATCCTGCTCTCCAAGAACCATGGGTTCAGTAAGTTTACAATCAGGGGAACCCAATTCACCTGCTACCTCATCAATTTGTGAGAGGAGCACTAGGTTCTCCATAACCAATACTTTAAGATTTTCCATCAGTTACCTTTTCTTCTTTTTTGACTTTTGCTTCAAGTTTTACTTCAGTGGGGTATTCTACCACTGGTAGATATTTACGATACCTTCTAGTCTCATATGTTTCAAACACCTCATCAGGATTACCATAACAAGTCTTCTTCACCACCTCAACAATTTCATTGTAAGGGTCTGAATTAACATCAGGCCATTGTCTCTGAGCATTCTCAGTAACCTGTCTGCTGATTACTTCATACTCCACACCATTTCCAGATTCAGGTGGGACATAATCAACATACTCTTTTTTCTTAGGTGCCATAACAAAGTTACTTACACTCTATTTTAAGCCATAAAAAAGGGGGTGTCAACTGGATTGTGCCAGTTCCCCCTTTGCCCATAGGCAGCGACGATACATCTTATTTATAGCATCCCTGCTAGCATTATTAAGAAACAAATTATAGTAAAGACTAATAATCCTGCACTACCAATCCATAACCAAGTGGGAATAGAGTCTTCACCATTTGGATGATGTTCAGATCCAGTTTTTTCTTGCATGATGTTCTGGAACAATTTTACCTAAGATGACAGTTAGAAGCCCATCTTCAAAAGTAACTGATCTAACTTCCGTGTCATCTGAGATTGTCCAACTACGATTAAAACTCCGTTGAGCCAGACCCTGGTGGAGGATGTAAGTATCTTTTTCCTTTTCTTTATCCTCTTTTTTGCCCTCAATAATAAGTTTACCGTATTCTGTGTAAACACTTACTTCTTCCTTTTTAAATCCTGCGAGAGCAACTTCTAAATGTGATTCTGTATTGCTCAGTTGAAAAAGATTATATGGTGGATAATTTGCTGCCTGTGCTTTAAAAATTTTATCAAAATATTCATCCATTCCGATGCTGTGTCTATTGATTCTCTCCATTAATTGAGACAAATCTGCAGCACCATACTTTTGTAGGTTACCCATCTGAAAAACTCCTTAGATAGCAAGTTTAGTTGTGTGGACCCCTAAGGCATCCACACTTATTTATAACATACTATCAAAAAAATGTAAGTAGGGTTTACCCTTCCTCTTGTGGTTTTCCCTTTTTGCCAATATTATATTTCTGCTCTAAGGTCCACTCGTTCTTATCCCTATATGGCAGGACTTTGATCTGATTCAATGGAGCAATGTCCATAATTGAATCTTCCTTTACCACACTGATGAGACCCCAATCAGCAAGAAGACGAGTAATACGATTCCTACGCTGAACGTCGTTAACAGTAATGTTAGCGTACTTGCCATCAAGAGCAAAAAGCTCCTTAAAATGCACTATGTAATATTTACCTTGTTTGTGGAGAATATGGCAAGATTGATAAAGTTTCTTTTCTTTGCGAGAAGCAACACCAATTCTTGTTAAGGTCTCTCTCACCTTAAGGAAATCATCTGGTTCATTGAGGACAATTTCAATCATTTTGTCCTGTGACCAATGAACCTGAGGTTCTGCAGTCTGAGTCATCTTTTGCCACCAGTGTCAAGTTTTTGTTTAATGTAGTCCAATTGTTCTTTTGATAAGATTTTCAGTGCCTGAGATGCTTTCTCATTATTATAACCATAATAAGATTTGACAAACTCAAGGTCTGAGACCTTTTCTTTGCGAACCCAAGGAGAGAATCTCTTCCTCTTTCTCAGAATATTTATATAAAAGTTATATTGCATATCCTTATCTAAGAAATGATACCTGTTCATTTCATTAGCAAATAAAACACAATCTAAATGTCCAGACAGACATCTATTAATGATATATGGTGGATACTCCTTAATATATTCACTCAAATCTTCTTTTGAGAAGTTAATAGAATTTAACCAGTCTTTCAGTTCCAATGTCTAATCACCCCCGCAACAATAAAACAATTAGTCGCCAAATAAGAAAAGAATATAATGCTACGAAGAATAGCAACACCATTATCGTATCTTTTTGTTTTGACATCAGAGAAACTACCTAGAGTGTACTTCCACAGTCTCCATACTTTCTTCAATCTACCATACCCTCCTTCTTCAACTTAGCAAAATTATAACAACCTTCAAATGAAAGTTGAACCTTTGCCTTCTTACCATAGTTCATAAGAAGAAGTTCTTTCCTATCTTTCTGTTCTCTCATATATTTACCAACAGATCTGAGAGTATATGTATGATCAAACTCTGCCATATTCCATTCCTGGAATCTATGTTTTACTAATTGTCCTGAGTTGTAGGAGATAAGCATATCGATGCTACAATCAGAGCAATCACTAGAAAAAGTGTCATGGTTGAATCCTTTATGCATGTTTCCTTTTTTCCCATATAAACTATCCTTAATAGCATAGGGAGGGTCAAGATAAATGAATGATCTCCTCTCTGAAGATTCATCTAATAGTTCTTCATAAGACAAGTTTGTAATGTTCCAGTTTGCAATAATCTTTTGAAAACCTGGAAGTCTATCAATACCTCTTTGAGTAAAGTTGTTTTCTGATGCCATCTTAGAGAAAGAAGATGACTCAGTAAGACCAGAGAAAGAACACTTATTTACAATGTAAAAGGCACAAGCCTTTGCAAAATCACTGACACTATCATCATTGATGTGACCCTTTGATGAGTTGAACAGCAACTTACATTTGTCAGGATTATTATGAAATCTTTTAAGAGAACCAAGAAAGTCTCTCATCTCATCTCCCTTCTCTTGCAATTGTTGCCAAAAGTTAGTCAAGGGTGTGTAGAAATCATTTACCCAAATATTCAAATCTGGATACATCTTAGTAATATGAATTGCTACTGAACCACCACCAAGAAATGGTTCCCTATATTCTTGATATTCAGATAAGTCTGGGATATGAGGAATAATTTTTGTTAGGGCACGTGATTTGCCACCAGGATAACGAAGAGGAGTTTTCAAAGATTTCATAATTAATTAGTGAATGTGAATTTGCCACTCTGGACCAGGATACCAACCAGGATACCAATAATCTTCATACTTAGGATATGTCCCTGAGTATAGACCATGCATGAACCATCTACCATGGTGACCAGCATCCTTACCATAGTGTGTATGAGTATGGGTGTGGCATACTCCATCATCATGGCAGTGACGATGCCAGTGTCTGCCTGTCTGGTACTGTCTGTTGAACCTGTGTGCCTTGTGTGCCATGGCAGGACTTTCTGCCAATGGAGAGAGCACCAGAAGGGCACTGGCTGCTGCTAGGAGGTACTTCATTTCATATTCTCCAATACTTGATTTACAGAATTACTCATTGCTCTAAAACCAGATCCAACATAGATCTGACCAGAGACCACTGATACAGTGGCAATTCCCCAAAATATATAGTACCACCTTGACTTAACTTGATGCCTCTGTTTCTTTGTCTTCATAGGTAATCTCAATACGTCTTTTGTTTAAACCATAAGAGTCAGTAATAATTTTATGCTTTACTTCACCATTAAGAAGTTTAGCAATATTTTGTACTTGTTGATTAGCAATAACTTTATTTGTTGTTTCTTTCCAACCCATCAGAATCCTCCTCCCTTTGTTTTCTTTTTAGGACTGTACTGTTTCAACATTTTTTTCAGTTTATCATCATCATAGAGTTCCATAAGTTGCAATTGTCTATCAACAGCAAACTGAAATACACTACCTGGTGACATCTGTTTTAACATGGCAACTGCCACATCATACATCAGTTCTTCTCTTTCATTTTTATTCATTTAAACTCACACTCCACCATGATTTCAGTGAGACAGGCAAGCATGTTTATTTCTTGGTCTGCGACAAATCCACTTTGATACTGATACTTAGCAATAATAAGCACAGCAGCAGCAATCCCAGCACCTTCCAAGGATGCATAACAAGCATCGTAAACAGACCTAAGAAGTACAGTAGGATCATTATCCAAATTGTCCACCACCCACTTTCTGACCTTAGGAAAGTCTTTACTCTTGAGACACCTGAAGAGATCATCTGTTTTAACATTAGCAAAATTCGCAAGAATACCTGAGTCAATACTACCACTTGATGCATATCTCTGGCACTCATTTAGAACACGTCTCCAGTCAGGAAAATGCTTCTGAATAAGTTCTACCAGGACCTTGTTATCATATTCAATACTTTCTGTATCCAAGATTTCTTGGAGTCTCTTGAAGAAGTTTCCAGCAAGTATTTGTCTTTCTTTTCCTTTAAGGGAGAAGTCAATGACTGAGCATCTGCTGTGGAGTGGTTGGATGATTTTGTTTTTGTAGTTGCAGGTGAAGATGAATCTGCAATTGCCAATGAACTCCTCAGTAAACGCCCGTAAGCAGAGTTGAACATCTGGGGTTGTGTTGTCAGCTTCGTCAATGATAATGACTTTGTGTTTAGAACTTGACGAAAGTGAGACGGTCGAAGCGAAATTCTTCGCATTGTTTCTGACAGTATCCAGGAATCTCCCTTCATCTGATCCATTGATGACATAGTAGTCTGCTCCTAATTGTTCACACAATGCTTTTGCAACAGTGGTCTTACCACATCCAGGAGGTCCAGATAAAAGAAGATTAGGAACCTCCCCCTTATCTAGGAAATCAAGAAAAGTTTTTTTAGTATTTTCAGGAAGAATACAATCTTCAATTTTCTTGGGTCTGTATTTTTCAACCCAAACAAATTCACTACGACTCATAATTAATCATTCAATTGTTCTATCAATAATCTTAGAGTCAATGTCAGTTGCTCCAAGTGTTTCATACATGTAAGTAGCACCAGATCTTGGATTTGTGTGATCTCCACATGTAAAAACATCACATACTGCTACACCATTCTCAGGCCAAGTGTGAATACTAATATGACTCTCAGCAAGGAGAGCAATAGCAGTGACACCATGAGGACTGAATTTGTGGGAAGATACATCCAATAATGTGCTCTCACATAAAACAGCAGCACCAATTAGAGTAGCACGAATTAGTGCTTCATCATTCAGTTTATCATAGGGACAACCTTTTAATGTAAAGAGAATATGTTTCATTTTCTTTTCATTCTTCCTGCAACCACCTTATGCCAAGGAGCATAAAGTGGTCCATCATAGTCTTTCTTAACCAAAGGTGGAGTCTGGTTCCAAGGCAATGAAGTATGTAACATCAATGTTTTGGTTAGTAAACCTTGAAAGAAGTTTTTGAGAGACAACAACATCATAAGAACCAGGGACAATTTTCAAGTTTTCTTCCTTGAAGTTAAAGACAAACTCTGAATCAGTCTCACCAACAACAATAGAGAAGTCATTGGAGGTATCATTCTTCTTATCACGTGCAACCAGTTTAATCACACCTGCTTCACCAATAGCAGAAATATCAGGCAGTTGATAGATAGATGCTGCTTTCTTCAACTTCTCAAGTTGTTGACTACTAAGTTCAAAACAAATATCCTCTGTGGGCAAAGAGATCTCTTTCTCAGGAGGAGCAACAATGACTGTAGGGTCAGCAAAGAAATACTTAGAGCGCATCTTGCCTTCTCTAATCATCACAAAATCATTGCTCTTGAAATCAAGTTCAGGACTTGCATGGAGTGACAGACCATTCAAGAACTGGTTCAGGTCATAGATGCCAAAGTCTTTGGGAAAAGATTCTTCAACAGTTGCCTCAACCAGAATGTTCTTCATCACTGAGATAGAACGCAGTTTGTTACCCTCTTTGAACAGAATAGACTGATTAATAGAAGAGAAGTTCTTGAGAAGATTGACAGTAGTTTCAGACAGTTTCATATTGTTAAGAGTTTTCATCACTGAGGGTAAGTTTCTTTTTGAGAATTTTTGTCATTGAAATGCATCAGAAGAACAGCATAATGCAAAATCTTCATGATGTCACGTCTTGCAGTGCCTTTCTTATCATAACGAGAGGCATACTTAAGAATGTTGGATCTGCAGAATGCTTCACCATCACCACAAGCTTCAATAAGATCAAGAGTTTGAATCTTATCATCACCAGCAGAGTAATGCTGATTATAAGTTCTAATAATATAATCTTTTAGTTCATTGAGGATTTGTTCCTCATTGTATTTGTACATTGTATTTGTTTTAGCGCTAGTTTTATCTGTTCCACTAATCAATGTAATGTGGTCTTGACCCAAACCAACATAATCCATTTTCACTGTGTCAGCAGCATTGATTCCAGATCCAGAAAAGTCAATAGTATCATCAGACATACCACCAAATAGATGATTGCCTACCATACTATGCCCATCTCCTCCCCAGAAATCATTGTAATCTTTAGTAGTTGCTGATTCAATAGTCATAGATTCATCTCCATAAAGTTCATCATGTAAAAGTGACCAGGCATTTATCATTAATTATATCAAGCAGTTTCTTCAGTGTCAATCATTTGAAAGTCAGCATCAACTTTATCATAGAGTTCAATAAAGGATGCTTTGGTTTCATCATCAAAACGATTAATGCAGACCTGGATTGCTTTCTCTTTGTTGTTAAAGATACTATAAGCATTAATGATATGAACCAGGCGACGTGTGCTGATTACTTCCTCAATACCACCATCAAAGAAGGTCTTGCGAATAATGTCTGCCCAATCAACCAGGTGCTTACAGAAGGCACGATCTTCAATGCCAAGATCAAGTGCAATACCTTCAAGGATCTTCTGCTCTGTTGCAGGAGCAGGATAAGACTGTTCAAAGGTTACTGGGAACCTTTCAAGGAATGCTTCATTGAGCACATTAGTTCCAATGAACCGTCCATCATCTGATCCCTTTCCTTTAGTATTGGCAGTGGCGAATACTTGGAAACCCTTTGTGGGCGCAATGTACTGGCCAGTTTTCTTGAGGAAAATCCCTTTTCCTTCAAGAATAGATTGAAGACAGAGGATTTTGTTTGAGGCGAGGTCAATCTCATCAAGGAGCAGGACTGCACCTCGTTGGAGTGCTTCAATGACTGGGCCATTGTGCCAGACGGTTTCACCATTAACAAGGCGGAAACCACCAATAAGGTCATCTTCATCAGTTTCAATTGTAATGTTAACACGAATCAGTTCCCTCTTGAGTTGAGCACAAGCTTGTTCAACACAGAGTGTTTTACCATTACCAGAAAGTCCTGTAATGAAGACAGGGTAGAAAAGATTGGACTTAACAATTTTTTTAACATCAGTGAAATTGCCAAACTGGACGAAGGTATCATCTTTCTGAGGGATAAGGTTTTGTTCAATAGCAGGAGCAGCAGCAGGTGCTTCATAAGACTGCTCAAGTTTCTCTTTGACAGTCAGGTTCCACTTACCACGACCAACTTTGTAATCATCAAGTTTCTTAGTAACAGTCTGATAGGTGGTGCCATTCATAGCACACCATGCACGAACATCAGC